AGCTTTAGGTCCCAAGACCCGAGGGTTCCAGGAAATACCAGCTTGTAATTACGCGGGGTCGGGTCCTCGAAATCAACGACCAGCGAGTCATGTGCGCGCGGGTCGTAATTGATCTCTAGCGAAACCTCGCCAGCGTCCTTTAGACCACCAACGAACTCGCGCCACCCGCTCACCGAGTCATGCGCCGTAACGTCGTACGTCTCGCGCTCGATCTCAGGGCCCTTGACGCTGGTCACGCTGCCGATGGTTGCGAAGGTCTCGGGGGTCAGCCCGTCGCCTCGCTTCAGCGCAATGCCGAACGCATCTAGTCCAGCCATAGTTACTCCTTTGTCATGTGTACGCGGTACTGCACGTTGATGTGCCGGATATCCGGATCGGGATCTGGCACCACCGAGTGCTGTGCCTGCTTTATGAACACGTCCCGGAATCCCGACACGGTCATTTGAGTGCGATCTAGTGCGGCATCGACCTGCGCGAACACGTCGTACATCTCGCCATTACCGGGAGCCTTGCTCCAGATGTGGACGGTTACCAGGGCGTTGAGCCCCTGCGCGTCGTGCTGGTCATCCGGGAATTCTGAGATGGAGCCGAACGACACATACGGAAATACCGCAGGTTCCGGCACCTCATCCCATACGCCGGACACAATGGCCATCAGCGAGGATTGACCGACCAGCTTGGAATAGATGGCCGTCTGTAGCGGCCGTAGAGCCGTAGCCATTTACCACCTTCCTAGTCGGCGAGATGCTGCGCGCTGCATGGCACGTTCGCCCGTACGCCGGTGGATCTGGGCAGCGGGACCGAGGAACGGCTGATCCTTCATGCTGCTAGTTCCCTTCTCGACGTAGTAGGCGTATTCACGCGTCTTGCCCTGGCCGATCTGCACCCAGGCTTTACCGCTGGATCGGTTGACCTTCGACTCAATTGAGCGCTCAAGTGCCCCCGTACGTTTAGGGGCCAGATCCTTGGCGGTCTTCTCGATGTCCTGGGCCCACTGGTCCAGGGCCTCATTCCGTGCGTCGTTGACCCGCCGTGGTATCAGCTTCAGCCGGGCCAGCGCTTGTCGGAAACCGCGAATAGAAGCAGGCATCAGCCCACCTGTAGAACCGCCACGGTGACCGAGGTGACACCGCTGTACGAGATGTCAGCGCGACCAGTCGACGGGTTGCGGTAGATGGTGTCCATCGGAATTACGCCGGTGCCCGCAGCCGTAATGGTCAGGGTGGTATCGGCGATCGCGAGACCCTTGATGGTGCCAGGCGTGACGACAGTGACCGTGATGGATGCGCCACCACCGTTGCGAACTTCCAGGAAGTAGCCGCCGCCTACGGGAGCCTGGTCACCGCCAGCAGAGGCAGCGGTATAGGTCGGGGCGAGACCCGCAGCCGAGACGGTCTGAGCTGCAATGAGTGCCATGTGTGTTCCTTTACAGGCCAGGCTGACGCAGGTTGCAGTCAGCGCGTAGGTAGGTGCCAGGCTCGGACGGCTCGAAAGTGGCCAGCACCTCGAACACGCGGGAACCCTGGCGTAGTTGGTCGTCGCGCCGGACGTCAGATGCGGGCGGGAGGTAGACGACGTGTGAGCGGTCGGCGCCATTCTGGGCAGCCTGTACGCGCTCAGCAGCAGAGGGCTGAGAGAATCGGGCGCGGACGGTGCCTACCTTTGCCCATCCGCTGACCCAACCCCCCATCCCGTCGCTTGTGCGCGTATCGCGCCAGACCTCAGCAGAGGCGTTCAGCAGACGAGAAATGCGGCTCATAGACTCCGCACCATCCCAGCGCCACCACCGAAGCGAGCGGCCAGCCGTGCACGCTGGAAATCAGTCAGCAGCATCGTGCCGCTGTCGACGTCCGTGTTATAGCCAACTGAGTAGTCACCGATTCGCTCGGTCTTCAGCGGACGGGAGCCAACCTCACCGGAGCGAAGCGCTACTAGTTCCTGTCCGGCCAGCCGACACACCATGTCGATGATGTCAGCGGGAACGGTGGCTAGGCCGTGGGTGTACGTGACTTCATACTCCCTGCCCTCTGCGAAGCCACAGGAGCGCGTGAGAGCGCCCGAGAGTAGGCGGTAGTCCGAGACTGCCACCCCATCCTCAGAAACGGCTGAGACCGCCGTGACGGGGCTCCCTGGTAGCAGTAGGCGCCCTCCCCGCCCTTCCAGCTTCACAGTGCTAGACGTTGCGCTGATGGGAGATCCAGCGGCATCCCGTACGAGCGTGGAAGCTACGCCCAGGTAGAGGGTTACGGCGTCAACCTCGGACGGGTCGACAGTGACGCCACGCGCTTCTAGATCAGCGATGGTGGCCAGCGGTGCGAGTGCCATCGTGGCCACCTCTCTTACTTCGGAGTTGCCTTGCGGGGAGCGCGCTTAGGCGTAGCCGCAGGCTTGGAAACCTCGCGTGGATTAGGGACGACCTCGTAACCGCGAGAGCCGTCCCCGACGAGCGAATAGATCTGCTCATCGGGGACGACAACCACGAGACCGTTAGGTCCCTTGACGAAAGGCATTAGGCGATCGTCACGTCCACGTCACAGACGGCCAGAGCCTCGGGGCGAACAACCTTGGCGCCGTACAGGTGCAGACCCTTGACAGCGTCAGAGAACGCAGACTCCGGGCGGTACGCCTCCACCTTGCTGATCTGTTCCGCGTACGTGGTCGCCATCGAGTGGCCAGCGATCACGAAGTTGGAAACCTCGCCACCAGTGCCAGCGGTACCGGCAGGCAGGTTGTTCGAGACCATGACGGAGAAGCCGAGCACGCGGCCCACCTCGCCGTTCTGCACCGGAGCATTCGAGCCGTACTGCGCAGCGTCGACGAATCGCGGGTCACTGAGCAGGACAGCGTAGAAGTCAGGAGAGACAAGCAGGAAGCGCCCATCCTGCGTAACGTTCTGCTTGTCGAGCGCAAGCTTTAGCTTGAGGACGATGGAGTACGCGGCGCCGGGAGTAGCCGAAGTGACGTCCTGCGGGGCCAGGATGTTGCCAGCGAGAGCACCGGTCGTCATCTTGGTGAGTAGGAACGTGTCAGTGGCAGCGGCCAGGCCATATGCAGCCTGCTGTGCAGCGCGAGACATCAGCGAGCCATTGTCGCGAACCTGCCGGGCGTCAACGTCGTCAACCTCGAACGCGAAGTACTTTGCCTGGTCGATAACCAGAGTCTGATCGGTGGTGGTCAGCGTCTCAGGGTTGATGACGGTGACGTTCTTCGCGTAGTCACCGATGGTCGGGTTGGACAGCGAACCGATGTGGACGGTGTCGCCGAAGTTGGCAATCTCGCCCTCATAGTTCCGGTTGGTGACACCGGACTGACCGGCAACCAGGGTCTTATCGAGCGCCGTCAGTAGCTCAGCGGCCCAAACCTTGGGGATGAACAGGTCAACAGCCATGCTTGTGGTTCCTTTCGGGAATGCCTACCGGCTACTTACCGGCAAACAGGTTGGCTAGGCGCCCTTCGGCCTTTGCCTTGACAATCTCGGCGGGGCTCATCTTGTCGAGCGCATCCCGCGTTAGCTGCGTCGGACCGGTCGCCGCCTTGCGCGATGCACCACCGTCGCCGGTTCCCTGAAAACGTCGCTTGGCCGTTGCGGCAAGGTGCGGCTTTCGGGTTAGTAGTTCTTCGATCGCGTCTGAGATTTCGTCCGCGTCAACCTCGCCATCCTCGGAAACCTCGAACTTCGCGGGGTCCAGGAATGCGAATGCGTCAGCGGGGTCAGCGAACTTGCCAGCGGCAGCAGCCTTGATCTCAGCTCGAACGATGCGCGCGTTAGCCTTGGTGACTGCCTCGCGCGTTGCCTGCGCCTTAATCTGCTCGGCGTCAGGAGTCTCGGTCTCCCCCTTGGGGGCACTCTCCAGCTCAGCGATGCGCTGCTCTAGCGTCTGTCGCTTAGTGCGCTCATCCTTCCACTTGCCTTTCATGGAATCGAGCGCACGCTTACCGGCGTCGCCTAGGTTCTCGGCGCCATCCAGATCAGACTCACCACCACTGTCCGTCGTACCCTCAGCGTCAGGCGCCGGGGGCTGCTCTTCAGTGGTACGCGTCTCATCCGTGGTGTTCTCGTTCTCGGGCATGTGTGTTCCTCTCAGCGCGTTGCGCGCATACGAAAATTCGTAGGTGCCGGGCAGTGTGCCTAGCGGAGATAGCCGTTTTTGTAGAGCAGGCGAATGGCGTGGTTACGGTCGTCGCCCGCCAGTCGGTAGATTTCCTCGGGCATCAGCCGGGGCGGCCTCGGGTTCTTCCTGCTACCCGTACCCGCGTGCGTGACCTGAACGGTCTTGCCGAACATCTCGACCCGATCCATACTCTTGCGAGCATTGACCACGGTGCTGATGCGCGACCCATCCTCAATCGCCCGTGCACCCGCTTCACCAAAGACCTTGCGTCGTTGGGCGGGAGTCATGCTTTCGAAGATGTCTTCAGGGCGGGGCGGCGTAGGCATGTGCTTACGCGTGACAGGCTCCATCGTGCAATCGCAGCGAGGATGGCGCAGGAACCCGTTAGAGACGCCATACTCACGTCCGGCCAGGATGATGCAGCGCGAACACGCGGGGAGCTCCACAACGCGCACGTAGCCGGTCACGCCTCGGTTGCCCACCATCGCCGCCTGGTCAGCCTGGCGGCCGGTATCAGCGACCACGGTGCGAACCACCATGTCTAGGAATCCAGCGGCTCGGGCCATTGCGGCACGCGGACTGAATCCCTTTCGCTGAGCACTGATGGCGTTTGGCACTGCCCGAGCTAGCAGGCTCATGGCGTCACGCCCATCAGGCGTCTGTGAGGCGAACTGTTCCGGCACAATCTCCGGACCCAGGTCGGCATCCTTGCCTAGCATGTCGCGCATGAAGGTGTGCGTACCCTCGGCCGCATGTAGCTGGCCAGCCTGCACCATGGCCGTAACACGTGGGAGCAACCTTGCCCAATCCCGTGCCACGTCGTCAGGGCGGACCTTTGCCCACTCCGCGAGCACTGCCCGCGCTGTGGTGTCTGCTAGGTACTCACGCTCCTGCTGGTGCCTTTGGGCTCGGCGGCTGATCGCCATTCGCGCCACCTCCCTGCGCAGGGTCACGCGCCATCAGCGACGTGAATGCACCCATGGGGTCTGCTTCTAGCTCTCGGTCCCGCATCAGCAGGATGTCGGCTAGCTCGGTCGGCGTGATACCGAAGCGCAGCGCGAGGAACTCGAACGGGAACCCGATCTGTTTCAGCTTCAGTAGCGCGTCGGCCTGCTGTGCCTGACTACGCGATTCCGCGTCAGCCCATATGACCCGACCCCCGGCTATTGCCTTGGCCTTGGAGTCATTGCCCTGTGCCAGCGCGATTAGCCGGAACATCTCGCGGAGCGCCTGGCCAAACCAAATCTGCTTTTCCTCAACCCGCTTGACTAGACCAGTCTCGGCGGCCAGCAAGGCATCGCCGGATAGGTTGGCCATCTTGCCTATCAGGTAGTGCTGAGGCGTGCGAGTCTGCGCAGCGATATGGCCAACCGCCACTTCCATGACGTTGGTGTATGCCTCCAGATTGGCGGCAGTCCACTCGGTGACCTTGACGTCATCACCGGTGAAGAACATCACTCGGTCGACGGCGAATCGCTCGATATCAACCGGGCGCGAACCAACGATCTGGCCGTTCTCGTCCAGGATCGGGATTTCCGGGATTTCGGCGCCAAGAACAATGCGCTGCGGGAACGAGGCATAGTCAGCGGCGGTGAAGAGCTGCGCCCACAAGAGGTTCACAGCGTCTTGCATGGCGATCACGCCAGAGATATCACTCACGGGCTCATCGGCCAGCATCGGCCGGTTGGGTAGCTCCACAATGGGAACCACGCCCATGGGATTTGGCTGCGGGTTCGGCTCGTCGCCTGTGTCGCGTGGTAGCCACTGGTCTAGTTCGTCGTCGACATCCTGCATCATCGGCGTCTTGACGCTGGCACCTAGGCGGGGTCGCTCGAACTTCCAGACCTCATCAGGCAGGTACAGCGTGGCGAAATCGCTGTCACCATCCTCCCAGCGCTTCAGGGCGGCTCGACGCTTCCGGCGAGATCCTGGCACGTACGCGACGATGCACTGTGAGGCATCCTCAAACGTGACCTCGGGAGTCTCCGGGTCATCCGGGTTACCCCAGACCAGTACGAAACTGCGCGCACTGTTGACGGCACCGAGGAACCCTAGCTGTGAGTCAGCGTCTAGGCCGTTCATCTGCCAGACACGCCACGACTCGGCATCGGCCTCGGTCAGACCAGTGGGCAGGATGCCGTTAACGGTGAGCCGCTCGACGGGGCTGTCTGAGGTGACCTGTACCCAATTATCGGCGAAATCGCGGTATCGGTCGCCGTGGTACTTGCGGAACTGGTCCGAGGCGAATGACAGTGACTGCTTGCCCTGGTAATACTCCGAATGTCGCAGAATGCGCGGACGCCGGTTTAGTAGCTCATTTTCGAGTAGCTGAACGAGCGACAATGCCTCACCGTAGGTAGCCATCCGCGCTCCTTTCTAGGCAGAGATGTACAAGGGCTTTCGTTTCAGCAGACCAGCGGCGATGGCGTCGCAGGCTGCTTCATGGGTAAGTACGCTGACGACTGCAAGGTCGATCTTTCGTTTGTGCTCGGGCTTGGCCAAGACATAACGATCAGACGGACGGGCGGCCATGCGCGCGTTGAACATATGGCGCTCCGTCAACGGGCAGCCATCATGGGTGAAATTCGAGTCTTTCTTGATTACGTCAGTCTTGATTCGCTCAGCAGCGGCGTGCATCTGCATTGGGCGCCGGGTGTGCCAGCGGACTACGCGGCGATCACCGTAACGATCGGCCCAATTGTCAACCTCGGTTTCCCAATACGGCGGGTCGCAGTACATGAGTTTGACGTCGTACTTCGCAAACAGTTCGCTAACCGCTGCGTCGACCTCCAGGCGTGGCACCTGCCCTCCCCACTCGGCGGGGTCCCAGACCGTTGGGCGGTTGCTGGGCCCGTATGAGGGGGTGAACTGGAAACCATCCAGGGTCTCAGCGCGAATGCCGGTCCAGTCGTCGCTGTCCGAGCCGTCAAAGCCCAGGACGATCGGAACGCGCATCAGCTTGTATGGTGACGGCGCGGGCTTTGGCTGGTCGCTCGCGCGCGAAACCCACTGCGCTGCTTCGATCCAGGACCCATGACCGGCCATGATGCGGTTGCCGAAAAAGCGCTCAGCCTGGCCCGGATCGGATTCAAGTAGTTCAGCGGCCTCGGCTTCGATGGCGTCCAGGTCGATATGCGGGCAGTCCACATAGACAGCCTTGTGAATACGGCGGCGCTCGACCTTGTTTCGGTAGCTCAGCGTTACGGGCGCCTGCGGGAAGTACCGGTAGACGTCCTCGGCCTTACCCTCATGCGTGCGCTGCGCGGTGCTGTACTCCGATGGGTCATACGCGTTGGTGGTCTCCATGCTGCGCCCGGACATACCGGCCAAGCCTCGGCGCATCGTCTCAGCCACTTTGATCATCTTGTTCGTGGCTGTGTACGTGCCTGTCTCGTCCTGAATGGCGAACGTAATCGGGTTACCCAGGCGGGACTGTGCGGAGCTGGTGACGACGTCAATGCGGCCCTCATCGCCCACACGTATGAAGCCTTCGCGCACGTTCATGATGGCGCCCAGGGAGCCGTGTTTCACCATCGCTGTCAGCGGCCGGTAGACGTTCGCTACCTGGTCCTCAGACGTGGCCAGTAGCTGAATCAGCGGGGTGGGCTGCGGAACGGCCATGGGCTCGCCTGCGCTGTATGCGTAGGACCAGCCACAGGGGCAACCATGGTCCTTGCACCGATAAGCCTCGGTACCCTCGGCGAAACCGGCGAACACAGTGGGGCCTGCGGCCTCGGCCAGCACGATGGCGGCAGCGAAAGGGCCCTTGCCCGATTTCTGCGGCATGATCACCTGCGCGCGCCGGTAGACGAACGCTGAGGATTTCTGCCCGAGCTCAGCCGTAGGCTTCACTGTGTACATGTTGCTTGCTACTTTGAGCTGCCAGGCGAGCAATTCGAAGCGCTCACCCTGGCGGAAACCGTCCGGGATTACTGCGTGTGACTCAATCCAGGCAAGTGTTACGATCAGTGTTCGGCCATCAGTCACCGGACACCGCCTTTAGCCGGGCGGCCAGCGAAGCGACGGGAGATCCAGCGGAATGGTTCGACGCATCGTCATCATCCTGGTCAATCTTGGCTATGGTCCACTTGTTCCGGGCCATGCCGCTGACGGACAGCCCGAGGGACTCCCCGATCTGCTTGACCTGGGACCAGTAGTTGAAGGAACCACGGGGCGACTCAGCGCGGAACAGACAGCGGACGTACGAGGCGACCTCAAACTCTTGGTGGAGTTGCTCCCACATGACGGCCTGTGGGGTCTCCCAGAGGCGGGCCCACAGCTCCATCTCACGCGGGGCAGGTTGGGCCAGGGGGAAGGCAGGCTCGTACCCGTCTCGCCCCTCAGCGGGGAGGGTGATCCACCCGTTACTGTCGGGCGCCTTTGCCTTGTGGCTACGGTCCCGGCTGGTCGGCGCCGGTCCACTGTTGACGTGTCCACCTCGCATGACCAGGCACCTCCCTCGGGTTTGCAGTGCAAAGCAGTTGATAACGAAACGGTCTCAAACAGAGGTCTTTGACCGGGCACACCTCCGAGCGCCCTCCCCCGCGTTCAACGCCCCCACCCCCACCAAGGCCCCTCCCCCTCCCCCTGTCGCAGATGCAAACACATCGCAAACGAATGCAAATTGCACATCATTCGCGATCGTTCCATCCGCCAGGCTGATGCTTCGCTGTCTCACGTGAGTGATGCGCCTTGGTCATACTGCGTAGGTTCGATGGATCATGACCACGTGGACCCAGGGGACCAAGGCCATCTATGTGATCTACCTCAGTGGCAACGGGGCGCAGCGGCATAGGCACAGCGGCACACTCGGCACACTCACAGTAGGGATGGGCTCGAAGGTAGGCCCGGCGCGTACGCTGCCACCCCTTGTCATAGCCTCGTTTGGCTGTGCCCCCGCCTCGCGCGCGTCTCATGGCGCTTGCCTGTGCCTTGCATTCAGCGCAACGGCCAGCGGGGTAGACCAGCTCGGGGCATCCAGGGGTCGCGCACACGGATCGTGCTCTCATGCGCACTCGCTCCTACGAAAATTCGTATGTGATCGGTCTCAAAATCGGCCCCCGGTGAGAAAATGTGCGCTCAGCCACGCCAAAAAGGCGAGCAAACCGAAGCGTTTCAGCCGAATCAGGCCCGTCGGTGACCCTGTGGAGCCGTTCTGCGTGGAAAACCAACGCCAAACATGCTCACTCAGCGTGTCGCCGGGCGATTTGTTGAAGAGGGCTCGACCCTCAATGACAGCGAATGCGGCCAGCCATGCCAGCCACGCGATTGTGTAACCACTCATTGTCCGCTGAGAGGGATTCGAACCCCCATGCCCGAAGGCACCCGGTCCTAAGCCGGACGTGTCTACCGTTCCACCATCAGCGGTTACGCCGTCCCTAGGTCCTCAGTTATTCCCCGGCT